CTGTCCCGCCCAATACTTCGCGTTGTTGTGGTACGTCTCGTCGGTCGAGGGCACGTCCGTCCCGCCCCTCTGACCGACCGCCCACGCCTCGCTGTCCTCGGCGCTGTCCTCGGCGTCCAGCGCCTTCTGATTCGCCGTCGATGCGCTCGTTGCCGCCGCCGTCGCGCTGTCCGCCGCATCATCCGCACTCCCCGCCGCGTTGTCCGCGCTTATGCCTGCTGCGCTCGCGCTTCCCGCCGCGGCGCTTGCGCTGTTCGCGGCGTCGCTCGCCTTCTGGCTTGCTGCGTTCTTATATCCCTCCGCTGCGCTGGCGCTCTGAGCTGCCGCCGTTGCACTGGATGCTGCATCGGATACATAGCCCTGCAGCTGCGTAATGAGCGCGGACGAAAGCATCGTGTCCGTGATGCTCCCCGCCTTCACGGTCGCGGTCACAACGTGGTTGCTCACGGAAAAGTCGATCTGGTCGCTGTCCAGGAATTCCGTCTCCGTGATGAATGCGGAGAGCGGGACGCTCTGCGTCGTGCCGTCGGCGAGCGTCAGCACCAGGCTCTGTGTGCTCGCGTCATACTGCCAGTTGGTGGCGACCTTCTCCAGCACCGTGTCGATGGTCACATAGCTACCGTCCTCGCGGGTGAAGGTGAATACACCGGTATTCGCGTTCAGCGACACGCTCTTGATGTGCAAATCGGTGACCGCCTTGTCACTCTTGAGTGCAAGCGCCGCCGTCATGTCCGCGCTTGCGCTCTTGGTGTCCAGGATGGTCTTGATGCTGCCGAGCACCGTCTGCACGTCGTCACCGGTTACGCCGGTGATCTCCGTCGTGCCGATCCCCGCTGCGCCGTCCTCGCCGGATAGTTCATCGATCAGACCGTTGAACAGCCCCTTGACCGCCTCGCGGATCAGGCGGTCAAATACTGCCTTGTTCTGCGCTGCGGTCCCGGTCAGCTTATCCGGGGCAGCGACGACGCCCTTCTGCGCGATGGCGCTGTCCGTCAATTTGTAAGTCGATAAGCTCATTTCGGTATCCTCCTGCGAGAAGGCCCCGCAGCGGCATACCGCCGCCGCAGGGCCTTCGTATTACAACATTTTCTTCATCTGTCTGTCCTCTCAGCTCGGGTCGGAGAAGATGATCTGCCTCGCGTCGCCCCAGCCGCAGCCGAAGTCGACGTAGCCGGTGTAGAGGTCCTTGAGCGGGTTGTCCAGTGCGGTCTGCATGACGGTCGGACGCGTGATATACACGAGCTTGACCATCTCGCGCATCAGCGTCGGGTCGCAGATGGCCCACTGCTTTTTGGAAAAGCCGTCGTTGCCGCCGCCCATGACCATGTACTGCAGATCCGCCAGCGGGTTCGCTGCGTTTGTGTTGTCGTCGGGGTTCTGGTGCGGACGGAACTTGCCGTTGTCGCCGCAGATTTTCTTCGCCTCCGCCTCCAGCTCCGGGGATACCAGAAGCAGGCTCATATCCGCGAGGAACGGTAGGCCGTCCGGCGTGGTCATGCGTCCCGCCATCGCCTGCGCCGCCGTGATGTTGGCAACGCTGAGCGTTGAGGTGATCTTGTTCGAGAACGTGCCCGCCTCTGTGTCCGCGACAAACGTGCGTCCGCTCGATCCCTTGGAAGCCACGGGGTGGTCGGTGGCGGCCCACGGCTTGCCGTCGCCGCCCTTGTAGTTCGCGTCGAACGCGTTCGCGAACATACGCAGCATGTGCGCGTACACGGTCATCGCGGCGCTGTTGCCCAGCATCTTGCCGACACGCGCACATTCGCCGCTCTTGTCGATCTTCGCCTGCTTGTAACCCACGCTCTCGGAGAGCGAGAACTCCTCCGGCGTAATGATGGTCTTGAACCCGCGTTTCTTCGCGCCCTCGTTGAGGTTGTTGCCGTCGTACCTCGGCATCTCGCCGTAACCGCCGCCGGCGGTCAGCTCATAGTCGATGCTGTTGCTGCTCACCGTGCCAACGATGCTCAGCAGCTTGTTCAGTCTGTTTGCGTAGGCGTAGTCAAACGCCTTGCCGACGAATTTGTAGTTGTCGGTCTTCCATGCGGTCATATTCGCCATGTTTGATTTCTCCTTTCATCGAATCGGGTTTAACTCCCCGCGTTATCCTCCGCCTGCGGCGTGATCCATATCAGGCGTCCACCGCAAAGGCGTGCTTCTTGATCATGACGTTGACCTTGTCGAACCCGATGTCCGCGCCGATCACGCGCAGCGGCAGGCTGGCGCTGGCGCTCAGCACGATGCCGTCCCGTCCGCTGTTCAGGTTGCCCTTGGCAAAGCCCACGGGCGGGAACACGGCGTAGACGTCGCCCGCGTTCGGCGTGCCGCCGGAGTCGATGGTAAACGTGCCGGACGTGTTTGCCGTCACGGCGTAGTCGCTGATCGCGCGCACGGTCCCGATCGCGTCGGTGTTCGTGCTGTCCGCGACCTTCGAGACGAGCTTGACATAGCCGCCGTTGAAGTCGTCATTGGCGAAATACTGCCCCGCCGTGAACACCAGCGTGGTCGAGCTGCCGCTCGCTGCGGTCACCTGCGGCGCGGCGCACTGATAGATCGCGCTTGGGTCGTCAAAGACCATGATCTTCGTGCCATTCGCCCTGGGATCGAGCGCGTCGGCAGCGCCGCTGTGGGCCTCCGCCGCCACGCCCAGCAGAGCGCCGGTCTCCGCCGCAATAGCGCTGATGACCTTGCCCTCGCTCAGCTTGACAAGCTGGCCGCCGGTGATCGCGGTCGCGGATGCGATGTCATACTCGCGCGCGGATCTGAGCACGCCACCGTCGAGCTTCTGATAGAACTTCATAAAATTCCTTCCTTTCCTTCGGGGTCATCTCCCCAAAAATTCTTTGGCCGTCATGGCCATTTCCGGGTGTTCCTCGTTCCAGCGGTCCAGCACCGCCTTCTGCGTCGGCGTGAGCGCCGCGCCGCCCGCGGTCCCTCCGCCTGTGCTCCGCTGCTGCCGTCCCGCCGCCTTTGCGACCGCCGCCGCGCCCGCGGTCCCCACAACCTCCAGATACGCGCCGTAGAGCTCCGCCAGAGGCTCGCGCCCGAACCGGCTGCCGCAAAATCTCCTGAACTTCTGATTGTTCTCCAGCTCCGCAAGGGACTTCTGGTCAAAGTGCGGGTACGCCTCGATGAAGTTGAGAACGTCCTCCTCCAAAAACCGCCTCTGCTCCCTCGCTTTTTCCTGAGCCGCTCCCCGTTTCTCCGCCTCTTGGCGAAGCCCGGTGAGAAACGCGCGGTTCTCCGCGTCCTCCGTCAGCTCCTCCACGCTTCGCCCGGTCTCCTTCGCGGCTTTCGCGATCTCCGCCTGCCGGACCCTTTTGCCGTAGTCCCTGAACTCCTGCACGGAGCGAAACGGCTCCTTGGTATACGGGTTGATCACGCCGCTGCTCGCGATCCCCTCATCCGCCGCCTTGGCCGCCGCCGCCTCTGCCTCCCGCCTGGCGCGGATGCGCGCGGCGCGGATGGCCGCGTTTTCCTCGCGGCTTTGCGCTTGCTTCACGGGCTCCGTTGGCTTCGGAGCGTCCTCCGCCGTCTCAGCGTCCGTGTCGACCATCGCAAAGTCGCCCTGCTGATGAGCCACGACCTCATCCTGTCCCGCCGCTGCTGTCGGGCTTTCTTCCTGCGGGGCCACGGCCCCCGCCTGTTCGCCGCTATGTACTTCCTGTACTGTCGAATTTTCAAATTCCATGCGCTTTCTCCTTGTGTTGATTTATCCTCACATCGGAAGTCCCGATGCGCTGACCTGGTTCAATCCCGCCGGCACAGCGGGCGGGGCGGATGCCTGAGTCGGCGAAGCGGCCCCGAGCGAAGCGAGTAGAGCTTCACCACCGATGGCGTTCGTCCCGTCTGCCGCAACCGCCTGTGCCGCGGCGATCATCTCCTCCGTCATTTCCAGCAGCACGGGATCGCTCTCCAGCGCCTGCGTCACCTCACGAGGGACCGTCGGCTGGAACTTCTCGCGCCACTGCGCGACGATCTCCTGCTTCTGCGGTATGTCGAGGTAGTCGAGCTCCGCCGCCAGCAGCTTCCAGTTGTCCGCCGTCACCGCTGCCGCCGCCAGCTTGTCCAGGATCTCCACCGTCGCCCCCGGCGTCTTGCCGAGGCCGTCGCCGCAGGTCACCGTCACATCGACGCGCGGATAGTAGCGCCGCCGCTCCTGCACGAGCTCTCCCGTTATGGAGTCCCTGAGCTCCGGCGTCTCCATCGCGTACCGCGCGCTGTTGTAGATCACCGATTCCGACTCCTCGCCCTCCCGCTTTGCGCCGATGAACAGCAGCCGGTCGTCGTCGAAGAACTCCAGCGCCAGGTCGTCCAGCAGCTCAAAGAGTCTGCAGAACCCCGCGTTGCGGTCCGCGGTCTTGATCTGCGTCTGCGCCGCCGCGTCGCTGCGGAGCTGCAGCAGGCCGCTCGCCGTCGTCACGCGCGCTGTCTCGCGCCCGTTGTTGCTGTCATAGTTGCGGTTCGTCCGCTGGATCTGGCCCAGCAGCCACTCGATCATGTTCACGCTCTTGATACCGTCATACAGCCCGCCGAGTCTGGCGATTCCTCCGCCGCGCCCCTGGTTGACGCGCACCACCGCGCCCGGAACGTTCGTGAACTCCTCGCCCGGCGCCAGCGCACCATCCTCGACGAGAACCACGTCGTTCGCCATCATCTCGTCGTTCATGATCCCCGTCGCCAGTTCCCGATCCGCCGCGTCCACCAGCGGCAGGATCGGCTCCAGCTCGCTCCTGTTCCAGAACTGCGTCTCGTCGCGGATGCACCAGTAGTGCACGAA